TAGCGTAAATGGGTGGTGGTCTTCTTCAATTAGTAGCTTATGGAGCACAGGATGTTTATTTAACTGGTAATCCTCAAATTACCTTCTTCAAGGTTGTATATCGTCGTCATACTAACTTCGCTATTGAAGCTATTGAACAGACATTCAACGGAACTCCTGGATATGGCAATCGTGTAACTTGTCAAATATCTCGTAATGGTGATTTAATTCATCGTATGTATCTATCTCTTCAAGTAACTGATGACAAGTCTTTGTGTGCATTCTATGGTCTCCGTGTAATTAATTATGTTGAAATTGAAATTGGTGGTCAAAAGATTGATAAACATTATTCACATTGGCTATATATTTGGAATGAGCTTTCTCTACCTAAATCAAAGCGTACCGGTTATAATAAAATGGTTGGTCAATCTGGTGGAAGCCTTAAAGATCAAACCCTATATATCCCCCTTGAGTTCTGGTTCTGTCGCAATGTTGGTCTTGCTCTTCCTTTAATCGCTCTTCAATATCACGAAGTCAAGATTAACATCCAATTTGAAACTGCTGATTTATGCCGCGGTTCTGGTACTGCTCTAAATACCTTCCCCATATCTACTCTATGGGTTGACTATGTATTCCTTGATACTGATGAACGCCGCCGATTTGCTCAACTATCGCACGAATATTTAATAGAGCAGCTCCAATTCACTGGTTCTGAATCTGTATCATCCACTAAATTAAACTCAAAGCTTTCCTTTAATCATCCTTGCAAGGAGATTGTTTGGTTCGCGAATAAAAGAAAATCTGATGGCACTACTGAAGAAAATTTAATTTCTAATAACATAAATTGGTTCAATTACACTACAGGACACACTGCTATTTCTACAACACTTCCTTACGATTATAATTTAATGGCGCTACATAATAATGCGATTACTTCAACAAACCCCATTGATTATGCTAAACTTATACTTAATGGTAATGACCGTTTCTCTGTCCGCCCTGGTTCATACTTCAATCTCATACAACCTTTCCAGCATCACGAAAATATACCAACTAATGCTGGTATCAATGTTTATTCATTTGCTCTTAAACCCGAAGAGCATCAACCAAGTGGAACTCTAAATATGTCCCGTATTGATACTGCTACTCTTTCTATAGATTTCAAAGCCGGGGCTGGATTAGATACTAACACCACTTTAAATGTTTATGCTGTAAATTACAATGTTCTTCGTATCCTTTCTGGTATGGGTGGTTTAGCATATTCTAATTAAAGTAATATTAGTGTATTACAATAATGTTTTTATAATGATACTATAATCGTTGTAAATTACCTTATAGTAAAAATAATTTGTAATGAATGTAATAATAATGTTAATAATGTCCTTTTTTTTTTCTCCTCTAATAGTATAAAGAATATAGCGTAAATGGGTGGTGGTCTTCTTCAATTAGTAGCTTATGGAGCACAGGATGTTTATTTAACTGGTAATCCTCAAATTACCTTCTTCAAGGTTGTATATCGTCGTCATACTAACTTCGCTATTGAAGCTATTGAACAAACACCTACCGGAAGTAGTTCTCTCGGTTCTCGCGTGAGCTTCCAAATAACTCGTAATGGTGATTTAATTCATCGTGTGTATTTTTACGGTGTAATTAAAAATACATCAACAACTTCTGCTGTCGCTCTTGTTCCTAACTTTGGACAAAAGCTTTTAAAAACCATAGAACTTGAAATCGGTGGTCAACGCATTGATAAGCATTACTCTGAATGGCTATATATATGGAACGAACTTTCACTTCCTGTTGGAAAGCGCGATGGATATAATGTTATGGTTGGTGCTAATTCGCGAAATACCTCAACTAAACTTGCAGCTGGCGCATCCTATGAACTTTATGTCCCCCTTGAGTTCTGGTTCTGTCGCAATGTAGGTCTCGCGCTTCCTTTAATCGCTCTTCAATATCACGAAGTAAAAATCAATATTGAATACGAAAGCGAAGGCGCAGGTTATATGAAGGATACTACTGCAACTAACTTTACTTTCCAGGAAGAAACTAAAACTGGTACTGTTACTTCCTATGAAGATAATAGCGCTCTTACCGGTTCTATTAACTTAGAGAAGGCTGTTCTATGGGTTGATTACATATTCCTTGATACTGATGAGCGCCGACGATTCGCCCAGCTATCTCACGAATACCTCATTGAGCAACTTCAATTCACAGGTGCGGACTCTATAACTTCTTCTGGTGATTCAATGAAAAGCATTAGAATGAATTTCAATCACCCTTGCAAGGAATTAGTATGGACTATCAAGAAGAGTAATGCTGGTGTATATTGGAATAATTACTCAACTGCTGGTGGTAGTGGAACTGTTCATAATAATGACCATCTTGACTCAACCAACCCGGTTACTAATGCCAAGATAATGCTTAACGGCAATGATCGCTTTGCTACTCGCAAGGGTGAATATTTCTCCCTTGTCCAACCTTACCAACATCACGAAAATACTCCTGACAAGTTTCACCAAGGAATTAATGTATATTCTTTTGCTCTTAAACCCGAGGAGCATCAACCAAGTGGCACTCTTAATATGTCTCGTATAGATACCGCTGTTTTATCATTATCCTCAAGTATCCCTGGTATAATAAGTGTCTATGCCGTCAATTACAATGTTCTTCGTATCCTTTCTGGTATGGGTGGTCTTGCCTATTCCAATTAAATTATATATTATTCTTACATTATTTTTTCATATTTTTAAGCAATTATAATAATATATTAGTAAAAAATAAATAAAAAATTAGTTAGCAATATTTGCTATTGTAATATCATATTTGTTATATATGTGATATCATCATCGCTTAATGATTTATTTGGATCTATACCATATTTATTAAATAGCTTGTTAAATGAGTTAACTAAAAGGCGCTTTGTTTTGCCTGTGTCTTTGCTTTCCAAATTTTCTTTTAATATTCTTAATTTCTTTAAAAACTTTGAATACGATTCAATCATAAATGCTTCATCAATATTACTAATTTCATTATACTTAAACAATTTTTCATACTTTTCCATATTAATTTTACAATATTTAATATAGGTATTATACAATCTCATTAAATTATCCAATGATTCCTTTTTATTTCCTGTTCTTTTTATCTTGGTCCTAATAAGATCATCTAATTCATTAAGGGGGGCTATAATATTGTCTTTTATATCTTGTTTAAATTTTTCATGTTTTATGTTCTCTTCTTTTTTTTCTTCTTCCGTAATACTGTTTTCATTTGTTAATATATATCCTTTATTTGCAGAAGATGCACTAATATATTCACTATTTTCAATAATTGGTTTTGCATTATCTTTAAGTTTTTGTAGTAACATCTTTTTATTAGCTTCTTCAGCTTCCTCAGTACCTTCAGCTCCCTCAGTACCTTCATTTGACAATTTTTGCAATGAATTAATAACATTATTTCTCAGATTCTCTTTATTCGGTTTGAAATAATTTCTTATTTTCTGTATCTTACTGCTATTATTAAGCTTATCTATACCATCAAGCTTATCTATAGAATTCTTTAGCTTAATTATAATTTTATCAATCCCATCATCTTCATTATCATTCAGTTTTTCTATAACATCTTTTGTAATTTTTTTTGCATTTGTCAAAAGATCATCTATATCTTTGAAATTATAATAGTTAACTAAATCATTTAAAAAACTTTCACCAATTTTACAGTTAACCTTCTCTTTTGCATCAATCAATTTATCAAATAATTCTTTCGGGCTTTCTTTTAAAATCTTTTTAAGTTTTTCATCTTTATTATCCTTCTCAGTATCTTCATTGCCAATTTCTTCATCACTATTATCACCCAATAGTTTTTTCATTTTTTCATATTTAAAACAGGTTATTTCATCATAATTATCACCTTTAATATATTGTAAAGATATATAGCGAAGATCCCCATCCATTTACTTATATCCTTTCTAAAATAATTAGAGATATATAATATACTAAAATTTTGTAGCTATTATACTTGTAAATAACCATATAAACATTGTAAATAATGATAGAGATTTTGATAGTTGCTTTCGCTCTTCGTAAGAAAGTATTACAACTGCATCATTTTGATCGTCTTCTTTAAATTCAGTCTTGCTTTTAATATTTAATATTATAGGTATTATTATTAATATTATTATTAGAGATGTATGAATAAGTAGCCGCGATATTCCATTAGTTCCCATATAAAAATAGTAAAATAATGTGCGGATACTATTTATAAGTCCATTGAAATTCATATATTTAACATCGTATGTATTATCTATATTAACAAATAGCACAATAAACCAAAAAATTAATATATATATAATGGCATAATATATAAATCCTTCGTAAAATGTTTTAATAATATTAATATCTATACACCATTGAACCATAATTATAGTTATATATCTAATAAAAAAAGTAGCAATAATAAATACTATTCTATCATCAAAAGTTAAAGCTAATTCTTCTATAGGATTTTTAGGATCATTCTCAAAATTTCTTATTTGCTGAATAATATATTTATCATCATCCTTATTTTTAAATATATTATTATTATATACATCAATATCATTAGATAATTGTTCAATTTTATTACTTGTTTCAAGTGTTACAATATTATTGTTTCGCGATTTTTGCTGTGTCCTATAATCATTCATTTTTTTACTATCAATATTATTATAGCGTTTGGTATCTAAATATTGCTTCTTTAATAGATCATCGCTATATTTATCCACTTCTCCGCCTCCTATCATAGTAGCATCATCATTATTATCAGTAATTTCATCCATTAATTTCAAAGATCTTTTTAATATATCTTCTATAGGTGTTAATTTTTCATCATTTTTTACAATTTTTTGTATTAAATTCAACGATTCTTCTACAACACCATCTTTTTCTTTTGTGGGTTTTTCTGGTAATTTTGGTGTCTCTAAAGGTGGTGGTGGTGGTATATTTGGTAATTCTTTAACAGGTGCTACCGTTGATGTTTCATTGCTTTCTAAAACTTTCATTGATAATTCTATAGCCTCTAATAATAATTTTTCTTCTCCTTTTGTTTCTGGTTGTGGCGATGGCGGTAGTGGTCCTCCAGGTTTTATTCTTCCAGATAGTGTTCCTTCTCGTTCATCAAGTACTCCTTTTTCTCCTTCTGGTGTTTCTTTTTCTTTTTGTTCTTCTTTTTTCTTCTTTTCTTTTTCTTTATTTGCGGAACTATAAGAAGCTGATTCTTCTTCTTTATCCACAAAATCGGTGACTATATCACCTACTTTATTAGGATTTTTCATATATATTTCTTTTTTTATTTTTGACCTTAGAGCTTCTATTAATTTTTCAATGGGGGTTCTATTATTTATCTCTTTTTCTGCTTTTGTTTGTTCTACTTCCCTCTGTATATAGCGAGTTGTACTATTCATAGTGTTTACATTATTTGCTAGTTTACTTGCAATTTTGGCAAGTTCTGGCTTTGTCTTCTTTGGTTCAGATTTATCATCTTCTACTCCTTCCACACCTTCTCCTACTCCTCCGCTAAATATTTTACCTCCACTTATTACCGTATTTACTACTAACCCTTTTGCCGCAGGATCTACAATTCCTGAAGTAGAAGGAGGGGGTTCAGCCTCATCTTCAATTGCCTTTGTATATTTTACAGCATAATCGTATATTTGTCTTATTAGTTTCTTTTCTTCTTCTTTTGTGTATTTTATGCTATTATATTTATTCAATAAATTGAATAATGTATCTGGGTCTTCATTATATATTTTTAGTAAGTTTGTATAGTATTCATATCGCCTCGGGTCAAAGTTTCGTAAATCAATATCGCTTATTAGGTTCGTATTTAATTTAATATCTTCTTCATTGTTATTAGTACCAATCTTGTTGAAGATCATATTATAATTATAAATTGATTTATCTTTTTCCTTCTCTTTCTCTTCAATAGACATTATATTGCACTTCCTTAATCGTATTATAGATAATAAATTGTATTTAATCTATATTAAGAATATAAATCATCTTCCAAATAATAGCTATTAATACCAAGAGGATAGTAGTAAATAATAGAATGTACGAATATATATCTCTATAATAGTAAAATAATATATATAGCATCGGCATAAGGATGAAAAACCATAATATGCATACAATTATTGTCATAGTATATGTAGAATAAGCGTTGAATATTGACTTCGGGTTGTTTAATTTATCCTTTAGGCAAAACTCTAAATATTCCTTTAAAAATCTTTCGCTAATGTATAATTTATCATTAGTATCGGGATGTTTATTAAAATCTACAAAGACCCTTTTATAATCATCCTCAAAAAATATTTCGCCTTTTTTAAGCCTATCTAAGTTCATCTCGTAATTTTTATAATTAAATGGTATATATGAAGCCGGTATTAATTCCAAAGGTATAATTCCAAAAATATTAAAATATTTATCATTAAATTCACTGCATACTTTTTTAGTTGGTAAAACACTATATGGTTGAAAGAATTTATTATAAAATACTTTCAATCTATCTATATTTTCCTCTTTCTTAATAAGGTTTTTATAGTCTAACATATAATTGTCTGTTTGTAAAAATTCGCGTAGTTTTTTTTTTAAATTATAGCAGCAACTATTCTCGGAATCACTATATTTTTTTACAGTATCCCCATCCTTTTCTTCATTATAAACATCACACTTTATTTCTTCACATTTTTTTACAGTTTCCATAATAAGTATAATATTATCTATATTTAATAGTTAAAAAGATTATTTAAAAAGTTAAAAAGATTTTTTAACATGTAAAGATATAATATAAAAATATACAGTCATTAAAACAATATTAAATATGTATGTTGCACCGAAAGATATTGTTGATATACTATTAGCAATATTTAGAATATCCTCTTCGTTATCGTATTCTTCCGGATTATTTTTATTATCTATTTTATCACGAAATAAATATCTTGCGTTCTTGGCTTCGTTATTTAAAGTTTTGTCGTCATCATTAATCTTATTATTAATACTCTTAATGATATTTATTAAGTAATTCTTGTTTATGTTAGGGGATATAACAACATATTTTGTCTCTAAATAATTATATATGTATGTTAAATTATAGTATTTTGAATTTTTTATTACAAGAGCTGGCGCACCTGATGTTTGAAAGGTGTCATTAATATCATAGGTATCATTATATAATATGTTTGAAATTAATTTATATAAATAATAGGACTTCCTTTCATATATATCCTTCTTTTTTTCGGGATCACCACTCGCATCATTATATTCAATCCTATTATAATTTATATGCCCGAGAATTAATAAATACTTTGCAATTATTTTTATCAAATTCTTATCCTGCTTCTTTTCTATATCAGATGCCTGACTTAATAAATCCTCTTCACTGTTATCTTCTAATATTGGTGTAATATCTGCGGGATTTTGAATGCTAAAATCAACCGTTATAATATTATTTAAAGTTGTATTTGCTGTGGTTCTTATATCCTTTACAAAGTCATCGTATTCACTATTCGTATTTAATTTTAATATAAACTTATATGGTATGACATTGTCTCCGTATTTATAAAATTTAAATTTGTTATAAGAATTTATGTCAATCCCTTTTTGTTTGTTATCTGGATTATTATAGTATATTAAATTATTATTAAACTTTTCTTCATCAAATAATTCAATACACTTTTTAATAATAAAATATATCTTGGAAACAGTTCCGGTAGTTTCATGATTTGTAATAATATTAGTATTAAAGTAAGCATTTATCTTATCATCATCTGTTATAGCAGCAGAAGGATTTGTAAATATATCTCTGAATACTCTGTATAATTTATTAGCTCGCGCTTCATCGTGAGTTTCATTATATATATTCTTATACAGAGCCTTATAATATTCTCTAAACTCATTATCATTGCTAAGAATACTATTATTCATATTAGTGAATTTCAATCTACCTGCTTTAATTCTTTGAATATCATAATATTTAGTGTTTTCTTCTTCTTGATCATTAATTGGTTCTAATAATGAATAACTTGGGATAAGTTTCATTGCTACATCTCTTGCTGATTCAGCATCCTTTAATGCATTGTCTGATAATTGTTTTGCATTTATTATATATTTAAATGCAGCTGTTGCAGCTGCTTTTATAGTATCTCTATTTGCCAAATTCCCAACACTATTAATTGCATTTATAGTTGTAGTAACATTTCCTTTTATAAGGTTATTTAATGTTGTTGCTGAAGTTACTGAGGCGTTTTGAACGCTATATGTACTATCCGTTATATCTTTTGCATTTAATACTTCTCTCTTAGTATACTCAACATATTTACTAATTATATTGTTCTTCATGTCATAAGAGTATGAATTACTATTTATATTATCTATTTGTGTATTCAAATCATTAACAGATTTTGTTGCATTATTAACAATATCCCGTAATTCTTTTGTTATTTCCATTAAATATTCACCAGCAAAGGCATTTATTGCAGTAGTTACTGCAACAATTTGACCACCTGTAGGGGAACTTGTTGATATTGCGTCATCAACAATATTGCTAATATCTGTTATTTTGCGATCTATGTTATTGGAATCAATACCTGTAATAACAATACTTTGTATTTTAATATTAAGATTATTCAATGCATTTTTTAAAGCTTTTATTCTCGTATTATTATATATTCCTTCCGCTTTAGTTTGAGCAGAATCAGCAGAAGCAGTAAGTGTAATTACAGAAATATTTTTTGCCTGTGTCTTTGAACTTGCATAATCACTATTGTCAATAACTATTTTTAAATCTGTTCGTAATTTAAATATATCATCATTTACTTTTTTTGCTGCATCATATGCTTCTTTTATTTTGGTTTGCATAACAGCTTCAGGAGCTGTAGATGAAGGAACTGCACCTTCATTCAATTTTATATTACCGCTTAGTATTGAATAAAATACATTTGCAATAATATAATGGCGAATATATGTTTTATTACCCTTTATTATTTTGTTATCATACATTCTTATGTATGGTATTACGATATTATTTAGTTTATTCAAAGACCTCTTATAGCTACTGTCAAGGCACATATAAACCACATATTTATTAAACCATGTATTGAAACTAATAAAGAATAATATAAATATTATTAAAATTACAAACATAATCAAAGGTTTTAATATATTTAATATGCTATTAAATTGTATCTCTTCGCTTTTTAGAAGATATATTAATACTGCTGCTAAAATATATATAATTAAAATACCTATAATAAATCCCATAACCATCGTTAAAATTTTATATAGGTTTGGTCTTGAACCTAAAAATAGTATTGTAGGCACAAAATAGTCTTGCTTCCAGAAAGACACATCATTAATATCCCAGTATTTCTCATAAAATAAATTAGGGCTATCATATGATATGTCTGCTGTGTATATATAATCTGTATTATTTTCATTACCATTTGTGTTGTGTTCTCCTACGTTATTACTGTCGTTTGTATCGTATGTAAAAGGTATCTTTACTGTTTTGTCATATATTAAGGATACATTTGATACATTAGTATTCATTTTACTATCTGCAGTATCTGCTGATAATTTAGCATAATTTTCATTAATTATATTTATCAAACTGGTTTTATAACTCTCATCTATATTCAATTTTTTTAAAGTAATCTTTGCTAATTCGTCAAAAGCAATGAATATATTTATAATGTAAGATATAATATGCTCCTTAGTTGAAGGATTGTCCTTTGTTGAAGTGATATCTTTGTCATTTTTTTTTTTTAATTCCCTTGTAAATGTACCCATATTATCTTTTATAGATATGAAAATGCTATACTGACCGTTTATTTCAGTTTCTAATTCGGTTAGTTGACTCTGCGTATATTCGTTATATAATTGTATATAAGTTTTTTGGAGAGACCAAGACAAATCTTTAGTCTTTAAAATTGGTTTTGTATTTGTGCGAAAAGTCATCACTATATTCATTAAATTAAATATTAGGATAATTGATAATATATAACAAGCCGTTTTAATTAAAATAGGGATTGTCATTTTTGTTAAAGCACTCCATTTAATGTAAAATATAATTGCAACAATAATAGGGATAGATAACACTATAAAAATATTAAAAAATGTAATAAATGTAGCGAAGGAATTATTGGGATCATTAAAGTCCCTGAAATAGTTTTGGTATCCTGCTTCATCGTGAGGCACATACCTGAGTATTATCATACTAATCAACATAGTCAATAGTATAAAATGAAGCAGAAGAAAATAATAGAATTTATCACTTTCATCGGTGTCAAATAGCAGATAATAGTAATATATATATATCATTATTGATATAATGAAAACCATAATAGTATAAGTCTTAGAATTAAATATATCATTGGGTAGTAATAATTTATAACTATTTTTTGCAATTTGGTATCTGTCTGTTTCTGCTTCACAATAGATGTTATTACATTTCTGTTCCATTATTATTTTTGACAAATCCTTAATATAGTTGAAATTAAAGACAAACAAAGATACATTTTTCAGCTCATTTAAATAAATTATAATCATCATTATAAATATTGTAAGATTTATAGTGGATGCAAGCATAATTTATAATTTTTACTTTAAACCTTAGAAAGAAAAAAAGATATTGCAAGATATTGTAATACATTATATTAAATTATATTAAATTATATTACATTTTATTACATTATATTACATCATATTACTTTAATTTTGCAAAGTATTGTAAATATTATACACTGTTGTGCTAAAAGTTATTATAAGTATTATAGCGCATAACAGATATACATAGTTTCCTTGTAGAGATATTGAAAGTATATATAGGGGGGGTATTATGAAGAAGATATATACATATATAAATCTAAAGATATCCTCTACCTTATCTTTTATTTTATTCTTTGCATCATCGCTATTATAATATTCCAACTTTTCAATATTATTCAGTGTTATTTTGTAGTTATCATTATTTTCATATTTTGCTAACTTATTCTTATTATATATTTTTAGAAGCTCCGTAGATACCTCGCTATTATTTATAGTGGTATATGATATATCGTTAATCTTGCTTTTAGAGTGCGTTTTAATTATATCTACAATCGCCGAATTTTCTGATTTATTTTCCTTTAAAAGGATATCAAACTCTTTCATTAACATTAAATATTCATATGCATCAGTATCAGCATATAACTCTGTTAATTTTTTTAATATTATTGAGAAAAAGATTATAAGTAATATAATATAAACAGATAATAAATATATATAATAGCGAAATGAATCTTGGATTTCAAGATTGCTACTACCTGCAATACATATTTTTAAATCATCGTCTGCATTCATAGAAATAAAAACATATAGTTGATAAATAAAAAATACCATCAGGAATATAAAAAGCCCTAATGACATATATAAGTAGTAGTTGTATATTTTCATAATATTATCTATATAATTATTATTAATCGTAATTTTGCTAACATACCTGTCAAGTGCGACATAATCACGATTACTGGTTTCATTTTTCTCATTAAAAAAGTTAGACAAATTATTATAATCCAAGATATATTTGGATATATTCCACATATATGTCTCTTTTACATCCAAATTGTTAATTAATTTAATATCATTATTCAAGCAATATTTATTAAATATATCAATATTCTCATATAAATCGCTTTGATATTTCAACTCTATTAAAGGAATCATAGAAATTATAATAAGTAATAATAATATCATTATAAATATTTCCAATTCAAAATTTTGAAACATTTATAATATTTATTAAATCTAATTATATGAAGGATATTAATATTCTTTATTATCAGTGTTATAATATAAATATTTGGATGCTGATAAAAAATCTAAATCATCTACGCCTGATTTGCCCTGTGCAATATTTTTTAGCCTATTTAAAGCGTATTTATTACCACCCATAAGCCCCATTGAATAATTATAATAACTGCTTAAGGAATTGAGATTTAAACGACAATATATATCATTGCAAGGTTTAAATGGAAACATTTCCTTAATGATTGGTGTAATGTCTCTAAGCTCGTATTTTTGAATAGCCATTTAATATTATGTAATATATATTTTTGATATATATTATTGTGTAAAAATAATTTGTAATTGCTATTGTTTTGTATTACATATTCATCTTGTTTTTTATATTATTCATATGAACTTGCATTTGTAAATCATAAGAGTCGCAAACATCCCTTATATGTGCCCATTTATTTTCAGGATTTGTTAAATCCATTTCTTCGGGATTAACCGCTTTTCCTGTAGTAGGAACTTCAATATTCCATAATTCAATTAAAGTATCTATCACATTCTCATTATTCTTTTTAAAAATAGATTCAATATCTTCCTTAGAAATATGCTCAGGTGCTTGCTTAATAATTTCTTCCATAATTTTATTTTATTCTCTAAACTATTATATATCTATATATTTATATATTTATTCTTATTATTTTTGTAAAAGTTTTCTGCAATTTCATAAGCTATCTTTTCATAAGGATGTTCTTTTGCATAATTAGTATGTATTACATCATTAATACCATTGGGCTTATTATTCCTATATAAGCAAACCATTATATTATCTTCATCTATTTCTGTAGCAGGATCAGTGCGAGCAGCGTGTGCAGCGGTAGCCATATAATATATTTTATTGTTAGTATCAGGGTTTGACCTAATATATTTAGCATTTTTATATGACTTTTTGTCTAACTCTTTTAACCCCATATCGCTTATTATTTTGTCAAAGATTTTTGAATTATATCTTTGATATATATGGATTTTCTCGTGTATCAAAGTATTTGTTAAATTTAACTCATCGTATTTTAAAACATTTTTAGATAAAAATATTACATTTTCACGAGTATGCGGTAATCCTTCCTCATTTTCTTTAAGTATATCATTAAAACGGTTAGTATATGTGTTAGCAAATATCCATTTAATTTCAGCTATATTATTACCATTTATATAATCAGCATATTTCAATTCCTTAAAAGTCTCTTTTCTTAAATATATATCTGCGTTTTCTGCACATCTTTTTAGCAGACTCTTCTCTTCGTCTGTAAAAGAAATAGCAGTATCTTCAATATTATTTATATATTCCATATGGGTTTTTACTTTCCGTGCATGTAAATCTAAATCCGTCATATTGCGCACATACATATCAGCGTCATTCGCAAAAAAGTTAGCGGTATCCTTATAAGTCATAAAGTATATATGATCATCATTTTCATAATTCTCTGTAATATCCTTAGCATCTTTTAATAAATGATCATTCATACTATTTCTGCTGCTTACGCTGCTTCTGCTGCTAAGACCATATGTATAAATATAAAAGTCATATATAATATATGTAGCAGATGCTATAACAATTATAAATAATGCTAATATATATATCATCATTATAATATTATAATATTATACTTTATTAATCTTTTTTATTTTTTTTTTATAGCAAAATAATTTACCTTCCTTACCTGTTATATATCCCGCTGGATTATCTTTAATTTTTTTGCAAATACCATTAGAGCCATTAGTTTTATAATTTAATAAATCATTATAATAACCTATCTCTTTTATATTACTTTTATAAGTTAAATATGGATTTTTTTTTGTTATTTTATAAGTTATTTTTTTAACAGATGTATATGAAGGCGTAGGCAATGCGAGTTCTTCAGGGAGGGGCGCTTCAATAACTTGCGTATAACATACATAAATATCACTTGCTACTATATTTATACTCGCATATCCATATGAATTTATAGAGTAAGCTGTTATATCATACTCTTTATTATTTTCATCTATAAATTTTTTAGTTATTGGAGTTTTTGGCGTATTATCAATTAAATCAGGGTCAGCTCCACCAGTCCCCGCAGTTATCTGTATTAATACCTTGTCATTATGGGTAATTTTCATAATGCTAAAGTTATGAGTATCTGCGCATAAATATATGATTTTGTATTGTGTTAATATATCAAATAATCCATATATTATTTGCCTGAATTTAAGGTCTTTTTTATTAATCTCATGTATTGATAATTTATTTTTTTTATTAGTAAATAATGGTATATGTCCCATAACAAATATTTGCTTACTTTTACTATTTTGACTGCGTTGACTGCGTTGACTTCGTTGACTGCGTTTGACTTCCATAATAACATTTTCTATCTCGCTTAAATATTGTAATCCACCATCATAATCATCAAATTTATTGGTATTTATTATTATAAATATAGATTTATTGTTATAACGCACACCTATATTTTCAACATATATATATATCCCTTGTTCGCAAAGCGCCGCTTCACTTAATTCAATATCCTTTATATTTTGTAATAACTCCAATGTAGGGATTTCAAACACTCTACCTTTTTTAATTTGCTGTAGATAATATTTTTGAGTATTTATATTACAATCCTTCTTTAATTCAATTCTTGCTTCTCTGCTTGTGCTACTTGGATTGCTTGTGCTGCTTGTGTTGGCTTGACTGCTTACGCTGCTTACGCTGTTCGTGTTTATTGGCGGGCTTACACTGGCAAGTTTTTTGCCTACACTAATATTACTGTCAATGTCGTGATTTCCAACTGCTATATAGATATCTTTACCCATCCTATATAATTTATCATATCCAGTTCGCAACACTTCAGTTATATAAAGTTTTAGTTCTTTTTTTTTAATTATTTTTTTATTAGTATACCAGTTATCGCCAGCAATATATAATTGTTTTACATCACTCTCATTTTCTTTTATGTAATCCAATACAATATCACGATACATAAATTCACTATCACAGTTTATATTATTCCAGCAACCAAAAAATATAAATTTAGATGGTTTACCATTTGGCTCAATATCATCAATATTATTATTACATTTTATTCTTGTATTACTCATTTAATAAAGCGTATAACTACCACTTATAAATATATTAGATAAATATTTAATTATACAAAGAATGTAATATCTCTCTTCTAATAGTATTAGTATTTCCGCAATATTTATTATAAAACTTCACATCTATTACAAATGGTATATTGATTAGTACATTATCAATAGATACATACATCATCATATTAATCCAGGATATAATATTGTTAATTGCTCGCTTTAAATTCCGCACACCTTCTTCAATCTCAATATTATCAATAATATGCGTCAATATCTCGTCGCTAAATATAATATCACCTTTCTTAAGATTGTATTGCAATAGTATTTCAGGTATTATATAGTCCCTCGCCAATACTATCTTTTCCTGATTGTTATATCCCTTAACATTTATAACGATCATTCTATCTTTTAAAATAGGATTGATTAATGATTCGTCATTAAATGTGAATACAATCATAGAACGCGATATATTCAAGTCTATTTCTTCAAAGTATCTATCATTAAATTTATCATTTTGCACAGGATCTGTAATATGAATTAAAGTATTTATTATCTCCTGTCCTTTGTATGTATTGGATACCTTATCTAATTCGTCAAATAATAAAAGCGGATTCATTATACCAGTTTTCATAAGCGATTCGCATATTTTTCCGTAAGTTGCGCCTTCATAAGTATAAGAATGTCCTCTTAAAAACGACGAATCGTCAGTTCCACTCAAAGATATAAAGGCGCTTGGATAATTGAGAGCATTGCATATTCCTTCCTTAATCAATTTTGTTTTTCCAATCCCTGCAGAACCTTGTATTCCAATGATATATCCATAAGCCTTTGGAAATGATATTAATTGCGCTAATACGCGTATTATCTGCTCCTTTGCTTCTTTGTGCCCAAATATTCGCTCGTTCATTCTTGTGCGAATATCACTAAGAAATGCGCATATCTTTTCATTCCCGTCAGTATTTTTTACAGGGATATTGTAATATTTATTAAAAGGGATTTCATTTAATATACTGAGCCAATTATTAATTTTATGGTATTCACCTGATGTTGATGACATTTTGCTTAAACACTCCAGCTTAAATATTATGCTACGCTTCGTTCTTTCATTAATATCTAAATCTAATATCTTAAAACGCATAGGAATAGTAATAACTTTTTTACTTGCAATTAACTTATCCTCTAAACTTTTGACATTGTCCTTGTCTTTCTTAGGTAATGAATCAAAGTACTTCTTCTCATCGCTACTATATTTTTTATAAAAATCATACTTTGTCTTGCTTATTAGTTTCTTACTCTTTTTTGGTAATGCTTTCAATATTAAAAATACTCCTTGCTTACTATTATTTCTGTCTTTCGCGCTCTGTTCACGCTGCTCTTCCTGTTCGCTCTGTTTTTTATTCTCTTCATCATATTTATTAAAAAAACCACCTGAAGGTACATTATGGTCATCATCTTCTACATAGTCTTCATACGAACTAACATCTTCGTCATCATCATCATCATCTTCGTCATTATAGATGTCTCCACTACTCTCTTCATCTTCATAATCTTCGTATTCATCATTATCATCCTTCTTGTCATCCTTGTTATCGTCCTTCTTGTTATTTTTTTTAGTAGTCATTAAAGATATATAGATTATAATTTTTTATATAATTTATTGTAAAAATAATTTGTGAATTTATTAGAAATTAGCTGAATGCTCAGGGCCCCAGTATATATTCTTGTAGACTGTTCTCACGCGTCTATTGGAATTTATTATATAATAGGACACTATAATAATAAGTATGATACCGCATATAAATAGCATCAATGATAAATATTTATCATTTGAAATATAGTTAATATAGATATTATACAAGGTTATGAATACTATTGATGCTACTAAAAGAACCATTATATATAACTTACTCTGCTCTATCTCATATTTTATTGTATCCATATCATTTGTTCCTTGAACCTTTTTAATTTCTAACATTTGATCAATATATTTCTTCTTATCTTTGTCATTAGTTATAACATCCTTAATTTCGCTATAAAAGTCTGTACTATCGCTTGACGGTAAAGCAATAATTATTTTTTCAAAATAACCTATAAACTTGCTATTTAGTTTATTAATTTCATCTATCAGAATTTTAGGTTTTTCTGCATATATATCTGTAGGTGCTGGTCCATTGGCTTTTCCCTTTTCTGCTGTTATATACTCTGCTGATGCCCTGTATAACATATGCTGTGAAGACATTGCAAATGTTTCAATATATGTTATATTTGATATAAAGTATATTGCGAATAATAACAGCAGCGCTCCTAAGCTTGCAAGAGAAATGGTTTTAACAAGTTGTTTTTCTACATTAAATAAATTTATTACTACTAACATCAAAATAATAGCACCAATAATGATATTATATGATATTATTTGACGATTTAAGAATACATTCTTATTGTATTGCGTCTCATATAAATTTTTGTGATGTTCAATTTTGGTTGTATTGAATTTAATATTTGCATCTAATCGTTCTACTGTAGCTCTATTATATACATATTCGCTTTTATAAGCATTAATATCCTTCTTTGTAATTATTAGGTAAGGCGCTGCAGAAGGTATAGTTGTTGGTGTCCCCGCTGTTGGTAATGGTGAGATATAACCATTACTTGCATTTTTAAATACTTTTGCATCTAAAGATAGTTCATCTTGAGTTGTAGGAAGATCAGCCGTTTCAAACATTGCATTAAGTTTTATTTCAAAATCATTATTACCATTATCTATAACTTTTAATATAGTATAATAATAACTACTTATCTTATCATATATAATATAATCAGAAACTAAATCATTTTTAATATTTAAGTTATTTAGTATATTATATATAGCAGGATTTGTAATCTTAATTACAACCCTCTTATCAGCGTCAGCAGAGTATGAAACTGAAGCAGGACTATATCCACTCGCAGTCGTAATCACATTTTCTATAATAACAGTTTTAGATAATTCATTCATTATTTCACTTAGTGAATTAGATATTTCATTAATAACATCTCTTAACTTATCTAAATTTTTTTCCTGCGACACTGTTCCATTGTCTCTAATAGCAATAGGAATAACTGTTCCTTTTAATACAGCTGTTACAGCTTTAACGGCTGAATCACCTGATCCTGCATCCGTAGGAGTTTTACTAAGAGTAATAGTAGAAGGTGCACTATCATATAGTGTTCCCCCGTCAGTTATATTAACTACTGTACTTGTAGGTATTGTAGTACCACTTAAACTTAGTGTCGCAGAAACACCAGTACCGCCGGTAGGAGCTGTTGCACTTACTGTAGGTGCTCCATCAGCATACCCTTTTCCAGCAGTAGTTACTTGTATACCAGAAACAGAGCGCTTATTTTTTTGGGTTGACATATTCCGTGTCTCTATGCGTTTGGGATTTTCTGCTGATTCAACATTAGCATACATAACATTGGAGACATTTATAATTAGTGTTGAATATAATTGAACAAACTTATAATAATAATAAAGAGCAAGTACATTTGGCTTGCGATATTTAGGTTCAAGATTGAATAGCATCTTTAATAATGACTTAACAAGCGCCTTATTTCTATCATCTAAAGAAATATTTGTTAGATCTGCGGCATCATCAGAAGCTCTACCACTATATACTTGTCTGGCATATGTAAGTTTATCTAATGTTATAGGTGTTACTGGGCTTGTTCTTGCACCTGCTGTAAAAATGTCAATGTTATTAATATCGTGTTCAATACTACCAGATGTGCTTATTGTAGTTTTATGAAAACAGTTATCATAATTATATGGAGCTTGCATTCCAGTATAAAAACTTTCTATAGAGAGAAATAATACAGTTCTTGTAGATTTAACAGTATTAGCACTGTCTTTATTTACAATCCTTATATAACCAACATTTTTATGGGTTGATTTTAAAGGATACATAATACTGCTATCGTAAAATCTGGTTGTATCAGATACTAATTCAATACTATCAATAATTATATCAGCTGTATAACCTGTAGCAGGGATTAACGGGGGATTCTCTGCAGATGCAGTATCATTTTCTATACAGAATTTATATGCTTCTAATATATCAACAAAAACATTGATTACTTTTAATGTTTCAATGATATTTTTTGTTATTTTATCATTAAAATTGTATACTGGGGTAGCTTCAGCTGCAGCTGTATTCTTAACAAAAGTTAAATTATTATATATTGTTGCGCTATTAAATTTATCAAAATTCTTTATATCAAAATTTACAATATTTTTAATAAATTTAGCAAATTGATCGGTACTATAGTTAGTTGCACCATCTGCACCATATTCAGCCTCAGTTGGCAAAGGTGAAACGCTCTTTATAGTTGCCAATTCGCTAAGTAATCCCCCGTGTCCAGTAACGGTCTTAAAAAAAATACTATCGTATATTTTTAGCTTTTCATCAAATTTATCAATAAAACTGTTTGTTAGTGGTGTTGCCATTCAATTATGTCCTCTATTACTATATATATTTTATTTTAGAAGCAAGATCTATAGTAAAACGATTCGCCGCTATTTTCATTATAGCGAATAATTTTTACAATGTCTCCGTATTTTAAGCCCAACCATTTAGCAATAGGGTCATTTGGGTATATTCTTGACATATCTAATTTACTCCGTATCATATACTTTTTCATAAAGTCAGCAACTTCGTCTTCCCTTAGTTTAATATGCTGAGGAACATATTCGTGTTTTGTTGGATTAAACATAAGTTGCTTAATTTGAAAATATTGAAGCATCCCTCCGTTTTTCTGGAATAATTTATCATACTTATTTAATTGCGATATTAGAGGCAGCGACACAGTATCATTATTAAATATAAGTATGATATTTTGTTTTCCCTTATGTTTCTTTATAAAGTTTCCTGTATTCACATCATCATCCTTTAATTCATCTATAATGTTTTTTCGTGTTTTTTTTGTTAAAGCAAAAATCAGCGTAGTATTTGATGTTTCAAATTCTATACAACAAGCATCACTATCATACTTGTCCTTGTCAATAGATGCCTCGTGTTCCTCAAACAGTGTTATATCATCTCCACGGCATTTGAGCATATCTTTAAGATTGTTGATTACAATGTTGATATCCATTTTATATTAACTAATATTCTATATTATGTAAATATGTAAATCTTATATTACTATAGGATATAAATCAATTTTTATTTAATTTCTTTTATTGCATTTTCAATTATTTTAGGATCTATATAGCTTTTCTTGCAAATACTATAAGAATTATGTAATTTTTCGGCTACCATTTCAATAGCCCTCTTGACGTCCTTATTTATAATCCTCTCTATATCCTTATTCTCTTCTCCGCGCCTTGCCTTCCTTAATTTTTTAAAAAATGTTAGGAAAAGCATATTAGCGTTCCAAGTTCGCAAATCCTTTGTGGTAATAATGATGTCTTTAGAATAGCGTTTGCTAATAGTTCGCAAATATTCATTAACATCGCTTGATGTAATTACCTTGCTATTCTCCGCCCCATAAGTAAAAATATAATCCTCCATTTTAGCGGCAGCTGCGGAAGCTGCGACAGCAGCGACATTCTTAAACTTTGTATTGAGATAGTCATATATTTTGAGATTATCGCAAGTAGCGACATTGCGTACACCTTTCTTGCCTATGAAATCTATTAAAATTTTATTATTATTTTCAAACTTTAAATGTTTGTATTTTAAAGTTGTAAGACCGACCGAATTATTCTCTTTCTCGTATTTTTTATTTCCTATCCTAAAACCGCAAGTAAATATTAGGGTTAATATAACAGCGATTGCCATTGTTTTTTCATCTCCGCCGCTACCGCTGCTTAAATCTGCAGCAATCTTTTTCTTTAATTTGGAAAAAAATTTAATAGACGCCGATATCTTGTCATATTTTTTAGCATTTTGTTTAGCGATAAATTTAGGATTATATAATACTTGCTTTCTGTTTTTAGAATCATAGCCGAATGCAATGATTTTTGAATTATTAATTATAGATACATTATCGTATGCAGGTGGTATTTTTAATAATTTAATTTTTTCTATTTCATCATTATTTGTTATCTCTATCTTATTCTTATAATATTTGAAGCCAGTTGCATAAGTTCCTAACCTATTTATTTTCATTCAACATACATCTTATTACTTTGTAATATTATAAAAATAAGTAGCACGGTATCACATTAGCATTTTCTTATAGCAAATTGATATCCTTTGTCAATTACCTTGCATCGCCCGTTATATTTTTTAAGAAAATTATCAGCAAGCTCTTTAATTACTCCATCATAATCATACATTAGCATCATACTGTTTTTTTCTAAAAATTTGAAGGAGTTTTCCATATCTCTTTGTATAAAATCTGGTTCTCGGCAACCATCAATATATATAAAGTTATACGTGCTATTATTATTTTCAAAAAAATTATCAGAGGTGATCTTATGTATAACTATTCTATCTGTGTTTTTACAATTAGAAATGTTATAATCAAAGTTTAATTCTTCACCATTTTGCAATAGCATATGATGATCATTATTATCAATATGTAAGAAAGGATCAACGCAAGTTAAACTTGAATTTTGATTATCAATAAAATTATCAGCGAAAAAAACACTTGTTAATCCTTCATAGCAACCAATCTCCAATATATTATTTTCATTAGATTTATCTAAAAAATTTACTAAATGATACCTTAATTCGCTATGTGTAAGCCAGGTTTTTGTATATTTATAATTATAAATACGCATCATAATATATATTTATATCTTTACATTATTTACATTATTATAAAATGCCTTGACATATGGGTTTATTTTAAAAGACTCCTTTGAAACATCAATAATCTTAATGCATTTTAAACTTTTTGCTCGCGATAGCGCAGTATATCCTTGACCGCAAGTAAATATATTATCACCTAAATCAATCTCTAATGCATCTATGGTCATACCCTGAGATTTATGTATAGACAATGCATAGGATACCTTTAATGGCATATGTAAGATATAAGATTTACCTGCTTTACCGGTTTTAGCAATCTTATCAGCTTTATCAAATACATCAGTATAATACGGTATGTTATGTAAATTGCCATCAACATCTTTTATTATCACAAAATCATTGAATAAATTCTTGATAATACCTCGCGTACCATTAACAATACCTGCCGATATATCAATATTCCTCGTTACGATTACTTGGGAATTCTCTACCAATTCAACATCGTATTTGTTAGCATTCTTAACATTATCATTTGATGCTTCTGCTTTATATATCTGTGTATTATTACCAGCCTCTTTTAGTTTATTGATTTCTATCTCATTTATCTTATCAACATTAACATTTTTAGGATATAATTTAGTAGGAATTATTTCATCGTCAAATTGCGTATCCTTCAATGCATTTAAAACTTTCAAAATATTATCAGTGCATTTGCCTTTCCTAATTATTTGTAATATTTGCTGAAACAAAATATCATCATTCTGCCTTACAAGTTCCTCAAGCAATACAACCTTGATATTTGTCCTCGTCCATAATTTAGATAGAAAACAGTAAAAGCCATTTACCGGCGCGAGCTGGCAAAAATCTCCAATCAAAATAATTTGTATCCCACCAAACGGTTTATTAAGCAACTCCATATCTTTTAAAAAATGCGATTTAACATAACAGAGAATGTCAGATATTTTCTCAAATAATATAGTATCAAGCATAGATACCTCGTCAATTATTAATACATCTAATTCAGCGAGTGTTTTGTATATATTAGAGCGATTCTTAATTTTTATAAAAATGTCTGCAATAGAAGTATCACCAATTCCAAGTCCCATAAAAGAATGTATAGTTTGCCCTCCAATGATAAATGCGGCTGTCCCCGTAGTCGCTGTCAAACCAATATTCTTGCCATTTGCTTGCAGCAACTCTATAATATGTTTGATAGTAAAAGATTTCCCAGTGCCAGCAGGACCAGTAATTAATATGTTTTCGCCATTTAAAGTTTGATCCACAGCAAATTGCTGTTTATTATTTAGCAAACTCATAATAACTTATTATATATTATGATTATTATGTAATCAATTTTTATAGCAGCTTGTTATCTATAATCTATAACCTATAACTTATTTATAAACTTAATTATTATATTGTTTTTTTTATAGTAATTTGTTATAAATATATTATGCTTTCTCTGTATTCTGTGAATAATTTCATTGTGATATCTCTCCTCCTTTAATGGCGGATATTGAAAATACCATTTAATAAGCAAGTCAGTATCTATTACCTTTTTATGATTATAATTATACTCCCAGCACATATAGAGTATAGCCCGAGATATAAAACCGCGCGAATAATCATTTGGAGAAAACACTTTGGCTTTGTGATTAACATAATTCCCAAAGTCTAATTCTGCCCAGTTTTTATCTTTACGCTTAACATCTTCAACGAACATATAGTTAGACCTATTGACATTTAGGTGATTCAAAGTCTTTACAATATTATGCATATCATTGGTGTGTTTATTATTAAGAAGGCATTGCGGAAATATATGCTCTGCCGAAAAAAACTTATTCTTAAACCTCGCGTCTTTCTCGCTAAAGATACTATTCTCCAAATATATAGCGGGCATCTTAGCATCGTGAAGTATTGTTTGTTTTACTATGTTATTGTAAGCGAATCCTTTGATAAAACCAATATAACACATATTTATAAGTATTAATAAATATTTGGAATATTTGCAATACTTAGAATTCATTGAAGTTATTAGACAACTCTATATATTGTTATCAATTTTTTTTGCTATATCTGGATATAATTTAGAAAAAAACTTAAACATATTTTCGTGTATTGTTTTGTTATTATCTGGGCTAAATGCAGTTAATAGCGCCTTTGATTCAAAATCGCCGTGTATCCAATAATGAACCATTATTGTATCTTTATGATACTCGCCTCTCTTTACCATCCCCCAATCTCCCACTGTAAATGGCATATTGTCAAACTTAAGATCATTGATAGGATAGAATAGTTCCCGGTCATCTATAATATAGACATCATTCTTAAAAATAGCATTTACAGGGTCTTCTATAATAGCTTTAAAATATGAACCACCAAATATGTCAAATTTCTGGAAAATGTTTTCAGTATAATTTTTAATATATTCAGGTATATTATTTAATATCACTTTTAACATACTATTATTTTTATTAGCAGCAAAGAAAGCATTACATAAATATTTATCGCTATTATACAAGGCATTCGTTTGCCCAGATGGCTCGTAAGTAATATACAATTTATTAGAACTCATATCTAATATTTCATTAAAATCTCTTAAAACAAGGACATCTAAATCTATGTATATGCCACCATAATGATACACAAGAAGAATGCGAGCAATATCACCCTTTTGCACTCCTGTGCGCGCTAATTTATATATATTGTAAAAATTAGGATATTCTTCGGCTATTAATTTTAATATCATTTCATCTGTCCAAAACATATACTCATAGCCTTGTGATTTAAGAAAACTGATATTTTCACTTACTAACTTATATATAATTGGTGGTAGATTTTTATCCTTCCAAGTTTGATGAATAATTTTAGGTATCATTGATATTATTTATTATATATGATATATATTGTTATATATTTTATATAGTAAATCTTCAAGGATATAAAAAATAATTCATTAGTTTATAAGAAATATAGTCAATAATAACTACGAGGTTAATTAATTTAATACTACATCCTTCAAATGTAGGGACATATATAGAAGTTATATTGAAATCGCCAAATATATTAAGAACCCACATAAATTTGAACATAATTAAATATTGAAACATATGAATCTTATAATTATTATTATCGCATATAACCGCACAACCATCCTTCAATACTAAATAGTCCTTATAGTAATATACGGGTAATATATGAATTATAATATTCGCCACAAAGTATTCTAAGCGAACCAAATTTTCATTTGATATCCTACTAAATACTCGGTGTTTCAATAGAATAGGCGCAGCATCCATCGCGTGAAATAAAATATTGCTATCATACAATATAAACAAATGGAATAGCGACATAATTTGCAATGAATTAATAGCGATAAACCGAGATATTAAATGGTTATCAATGCTAAACATATTAAACAACACGCTGTTTGCAATAATCATTAGTATATTCCAATTTGTATATTGATTAATTTTTCTACGCATTACATCAATCGTAATATATTGCGAATATTTCTTGCTAATAGGCATAAGTGTTATTATAGTTCCTAAAAATAATTCAAAGTGATTATAGTTATAGGTATAACTATTATAATATTTCACTGGTGATACTTCAAATATGCGAGACATATTATTGCAAGTAATATTTGACATTATATATTATTTTAATAATTGCTAATATCTTATATATATTTTGAATATTTGATTACTTTACAAAGGCGATGATGTTATTTTAATACCACAATAATCAACATTTGTAGTTTTGAAGTCTTGTCGTGCATATATCCCTATATTCATTGATTCCTCTAATATCCATTTAAAATTCGTCCAAAACTCTTCAGTATGCCCTATGCTTTCTGTAGCTAAATGCGCAAACTCGTGCAATACTACAAACATCATCGTATTAACATCCATCAATTTATCCTTATTTCTCAAGCATAATACTATCTGCTCTCCTTTATTTACAGAATAGCTCGTATATCCTGGGGTATCAACGCCTTCGCTTACCCTTTCGGGTCTGTAATTCGCCGTAAGCATAGCTACGCGACTATCGCTACTTCCATATGTTTTCTGTAAATGCTCCAATAATGTTTTTAGCTTATTTTTGATTATCGCTATTAAATCAGCGGCTTCTTTGGCATCTTCTTTGATTTGCACAGTATATTCTATGTTATCTATATCGCTTTTCACTTTGATTAATCCTTGGTTTATATAATAATTATATATATAGTAAATGCCTAAAATTGTGATGATTAAAATAATCAAACCGTCAAAGCCTATATCCATAATAATCTATTTTATTTAATTATAATAAATTAAAATTTTTAACTAATATTAAAAATTGATTTCTATTTAAATATTTAAAGCATATATTTACATATAATGGATTTTCCAAGAAAAGTCCACGAACCAATAAATAGCAACGAAGATGCTGTAGAATTTCAAATTACTGATATTTATGACCCTGAATCAGACAAAGCAAATGTTCAAAAAGACGCAAATGACTTCTATTCTCTGCTAATTTATGGAACTTCTGCTGTAGGTGCTACATATTGTGTAAATGTTAAAAGTTTCATTCCTTACTTTTACATCAAGCCCCCAGAAAGTTGGGAGGGACTGGGTAAGAACGCATTTAAAGCAAAGTTAGACGAGCTGAATGAAACATTATTAAACGGGAGCTACAAAAGCCGTTTTAATAATAATGGGGTATGGAATGAATATAACAAAAAGATTATTCCTCGCGCATTGGAAACGCACTTTGTAAGTATGAAAATTGTAAAGAAAATGGACTTCTGGGGATTTACAAATGATAAAATATTTCGTTTCCTCAAAATATCAGTAAAATCTCTAAAATTATATAATAACTTAAAGTATTATTTCAAAAGTCTTGAGAAAAATGATTTTAAAATGTATGAGACAAACATTGATCCCTTCTTAAAATATATTCATACGCAAAATATCAAACCTTGCGATTGGGTAAGAATTGATAAAGGAGACTATGAAATTGGCGATGATATCAGCAGGTGTGATTATAATATTACTACAGAATACAATAAAATTATGCCTATACAGGTTAATAAAATTGCTCCTTTGCTAATTACATCTTTTGATATAGAATGCTCCAGTAGCCACGGTGATTTCCCTGTTGCAAAAAAGAATTATAGCAAGGTCGCTCAAGATCTCGCAATGATTGCTAAGATGGGCTATCAATATACTGCGGAAAATATTATTTCTTGGCTACAGACTATATATTTTGAAGATATTATTATAGATATTGCAAAAGACATCAAGATTAACCGAGTATATGCTAAGAGCAAGTTAGCGCAGAATTATATATCCTCAATATCCCAGAAAATAGAACCACAAATTCACAAAATAATAGAAATATTGGATATAATCGCGTCATCTATTAAGAATAAGAAATCTGGAAAGGATGTGGAAGGTGCAGGTGAAGCGGAAGGAGATGATTTTAATGACGAAGAAGAAGATGAAGAAGACGACGATGATATCAAAGGGAACAAAATGACTGTTCGCGAACTTAATGCACAAGAATTAAAACTTACAGACATCTTGACAAATGCATTAGTACCTCTTGAGGGAGACAAAATTATTCAAATAGGAACTACAGTGCATATCTATGGATCTGATAATATTGTATATAAAAACATTATAACCTTGAACAGCTGCGATAAGATTGAAGGGTGTGATGTAGAACATTATGATACTGAGAAGGAGGTGCTCATTAAATGGAAGGAACTAATGAATAACCTCAACTCTGATATTATTACTGGGTATAACATATTTGGTTTTGATATGGAATACATTTGGCAGAGAGCGACAGAGCTAAATATAATGGAGAATTTTACAATGGGCTTCGGGAGATTGATAACTCGCAAGGCGTCCCTCGTAGAATTAAAGTTGTCTTCATCGGCGCTTGGTGATAATATTTTGCGATATATTGACATTGATGGAACGGTTCTTATAGATTTGCTCAAAGTTATGCAGAGAGACCAGAAATTAGATAGTTATAAGCTGGATAATGTAGCCTCCATATTTTTAGGTGATAATAAGAATGACTTGAAACCGCAAGAGATTTTTGACAAATTTAAGGGAAATAGTGAGGATAGATGTGTAATTGCGAAATACTGTATTCAAGATTGCTGTCTTGTCAATAGGCTAATACATAAACTAAAAATACTTGAAAATAATATTGGTATGGGTAATGTATGTCTCGTGCCTCTTAATTTCCTATTTCGCAGAGGACAAGGTATTAAGATATTCTCTTTAATTGCCAAGGAATGTATGGAAAGAGGCTATCTCATCCCGACTATTAAATCCTATCGCGAGAATATGGAAGAATTAGATAGCGGATATGAAGGTGCTGTTGTATTAGAACCGAAAGAAGGAATATATTTGAACGAGCCTATTGTAGTATTTGATTACGGCTCTCTGTATCCATCATCTATGATTTCTTGCAATCTGTCTCACGACTGCTATTTGATGGATGAGAAATACCGCGTTGAAGATCCTAACATAGAATACAAAACAATTTCATATGATTTATATGAAGGCGTAGGGGATAAGAAAAAGAAAACTGGCGAAAAAGACTGTGTGTTCGTGCAATACAAAGACGGACGCAAAGGTATTATTGCAGATGTATTAGATATGTTGCTTAAACAGCGTAAAAACACAAGGAAAAAGATAGAATATAAGACAATTACTGCAAATGATGGAAAAATATATTCAGGTATTTGCACAGATCGCGGAGATAGCTATGAAGTACATAATATAGATGCAAAAAGTAATATAATAGTATCCAAAGATAATATAGAAAGCATTAAGGATACCTATAACATATTTGAACAGGATGTTTTAGATGCTCTTCAAGTTGCTTATAAGGTTACAGCGAATTCTTTGTATGGACAAATAGGTGCGAAGACATCTTCTATATATCTAAAGGAGATAGCAGCGTGCACCACAGCTACCGGGAGAAATATGATTATGCTTGCAAAGGATTATGTAGAAAGAAACTACGATGCTGAAGTTATTTATGGTGATACTGATTCTATATTCTGTAAGTTTCCTTTGGTGGATAAAGAAGGGAATGCAGTATTTGGCAAAGATGCTTTGCAATATGCTATAGATATTGGGAAAGATGTAGAGAGACATATTAATGTCCCAGACATTATGCCGAATCCACAAAAACTAAATTATGAAAAATGCCTATATCCGTTTATTATCTTCAGTAAGAAGCGATATGTAGGTAATTTATATGAAACAGATACTACTAAATATAAGCAGAAATCTATGGGTATTGTATTAAAACGCAGAGATAATGCCCAGATAGTAAAGAAGATATATGGAGGCGTCATAAATATCATATTGGAAAAGCAAGATTTAGATGGATCTCTTGTATTTCTACAGGATGAACTAAGTAATCTTGTAGAAGGCAAAACACCTATCAAGGAACTTGTAATAACAAAAAGTTTGAGAGCGACTTACAAAGATCCCTCAAAAATTGCTCACAAAGTATTGGCAGATAGAATAGGTGCAAGAGATCCAGGAAACAGACCTGTAGTTAATGAGCGTATTCCCTTTGTATATATTAAAACAGTAGGAGCTGGTACTGGGAGTTCTGCGAAAGCTCCATCATTGCAAGGAGATCGCATAGAAAACCCAGATTATATTGAACAAAATAGCTTGATACCTGATTATTTACATTATATTACTAATCAAATTATGAAACCAGTATTGCAATTGTATGCATTATGCTTAGACAAATTGCCTGGATATGATAAGTGTGATGAGTATTGGGATGATATGGATAAAGCGTTGTTAGAGAAGCCTATGTATCAAAATGAGATACGCCGAAAAAACAGGATTAATAACCTCAAATTAATGATGGTGAAAGAGTTGCTCTTTGATAGATTTATTAATATACTATCAGAGCCTAAAGTACCCAAAGTAAGAAAAACTAAAAACTCTATTAAAGATACTTCGGGTTCTGCTAAATCAGCTAAATCTGGTAGTGTAAATACTGTAAGTTCTGCAGCTACAAATGAAATAAATGAAATATGTGATGATAATAATGGTGATATTGACGATACACAAATACAATCACAAAATTTGGATGCGACTATTAAAATTACAAAGAAAATCAAGACAAACACTATTGTATCAACAGCATATATTAAGAATGACAAAAATAAAAAGATATGGGAAGAGAATAATGAGAATTGCAAAGACAAAGATCACGAGATTATTGCCTTGATTAAAAAGATAATTGCATACAATAGCAATTATATATATTACATAACATTAAATAACAAGGGATTCAAAGATGAATACAATAGAGCACATCATCTATATAATGAATTAGTAAAAAACAAACGCATATATACTGAAGACACCATTGAGAATATAATGAATAAAATAATGGCTACTCAGGATACTGGAAAACTCAAAGACATTGGTAATGTATACAAATACTATGATATTATACAGCTTAATAGCAAGTTTATGTTTGTGTAATAGATATTTATTATATTTATATTATTAGAAGTAATGGAAGTTATAAATGATAAATTAAAGGATATTGAACATATGATCCCATATAAGTTTCATTTTGATTTTGGGTTTCATAATACTATTAAAGAGACATATCAGCACAAATCACATTATTATGATGAAAGACCACGCGATATGGACTATAAACACGAAGAATATGAAATATATGATTATATGACAGGTGTATCAACATTTGGCAATGGATTTGCAGATGGATATATGGAAAGCGAAAAATGGAAATTATTTCCTACATTAGAACTAATAGTAAAATACAAGCACATAATATTTAAAGATGGAAGAAAATACATAGTAGGGAAGGGAGCAGGTAGAATTGAAATAACTGATATAATATCATTATTTAGATTTCTTCAAATCACAAAAAATTATGCTATTTTTAATAACCTATTAAATGTTATGTTAATTTTTATTATTGATTATAATGCTGAAATATTAAATGGTAAGAGAGTACCTTCTATAAATTTAATAGATAAATATATAAATAAATATTATAGATGGTTATATAAAGAGCGAGATAATCAAATTATATTAGTTAATAGTTTTATATATGAAATAGAGAAAAAGGATATTGATTATTATTCTGAAGCATTTAATAAAAAGGTTATTGATTACATTGCAAGTAATTGGGATAAATCGTTTGATGATCTTCTAAAGCATTTTACACAACAAAGATCAAGCTCCTTATCACCTGACAAGGAAACACAATTATCAATTAAAAAACGCATAAATATTATTAAAACACTTTTAGAAAAATTAGAATATAATATGGAAATTGGGCATAAATTAATTATGAGCTTACAATATCAATTTATTATGGATAATATTGATGATTTTCCAGCACTAAAATTAGATTTTCAATCAAAAAAATTAATATTTACAAGCAATAAACATATGAATGAAATAAGCGATGTATTTGAAGGAACTTATGAGAAAGATAGTTCACCTCCTTTTACAACAGATGAAATGAATATTGAAATTCAAAAAGAACTATATACGTGGTTGAAAGATGTTCCATATTCTGGTAAAAAAGATGCTGAAAAAGCATTTGTGAGATATGTTGAAGCATCCAATAAATATCAGAGATATTCTATATATGAGCTATATAGAGATCATCATGACCTCGCATACCCACTTGAAGAAGCATATAAAAAATATGCGATGGTTGTTTCAACATATGTTAATCCAGATGAATTAGATAGTATTCTTAATAAATGGAGCAGAGGAATACATAAACCCTATTATACAGATTTGTCGGAAGGTAGTCATTACCCCTTCCCTCGTTTACAATTAGAAAATGCTCGGAAGCAAGAATTGCTAAAATATGAAAGTGATATGAAAACAAGAATAACTGCGCGCCAACCGATTAGTGGCGGTTCATTATTTTTTGCATCGCTTATGCTAATTATTATAGGATTTAATATTAGGAGACTATTAGGCAACCAGGTTGAAATAGCAATTATACGAAAATATGCTGGTTCTACAGACTTCAAGACAAAATACACAACAGATACGGGAAGAGCATATATTTATCCAACATTATTAACTATCGCAAATAAGATCACAGAAGCGAGATTGGATAAAGAGAAAAATATACATACTGTAAATATATATTGTGATATGTCTGCCTTTACACAAGATAAATTATATATATCTTATCATATAGGACATAAGAAACCGCACAACTCTAATATAATATTACTAAATCAATTAATATTATTTAGTAATAAACACATATTAAAAGAATTTTATCTTAAAATAAAAAATAAAGTAGATAGTTATCCTAAAGTTTCATCTCCTAAAGTTTCATCTCCTAAAGTTTCATCTCCTAAAGTTTCATCTCCTAAAGTTTCATCTCCTAAAGTTTCATCTCCTAAAGTTTTATCTCCTAAAGTTTCATCTCCTAAAGTTTCATCTAAAAGTTCTTCTTCATTTGGGTCTATTGGTTTCTCGCCCAAAGGAGGTAAACAAAAAAAGAAAAGTAATACATAAACTTCATTATAAATTATTATTGTAATATTGATAATGGCTACACAGGATACTGGAAAACTCAAAGACATTGGTAATGTATACAAATACTATGATATTATACAGCTTAATAGCAAGTTTATGTTTGTGTAATAGATATATGATATTATTTAGCTACCTTCATTTTTCTTCTATAATCTTTTATAGTTATTAATTTACCCTTGTATTTTATATACTCCTTTCTATCTCCTGGTATTTTATATATACATTTATCTTTTCCTAATATATTCTTTTTATTAATTTTTTTTCCGCCATGATAAGCAATCTCAATCCAGTTTTTGTTACAATCAAACGATATTTTAAATTCACTACATTGATAACGTGTCATTATAATTGTCTTAAATTCATCTTCATTACTTCCTACATAAAATTGTAATTTATATGGAAAGCAACTTGTTGTTTCAATTGCAACATAATATTGTGTTTGTGTTTCTTCAATAAATACTATTAAATATGCTAACGCGTGGTAAGATGCCCCTATAGTAAAATCAATAGTACCATAAACCTTTTCTATTGTTTTTATTATTTCATCATTTGTAGAAACCCACTCTGTAATTATTATTTTTCCAGGCGTTAGTCCATACATCTTTAAATTATTACATATAAATTCAGCATTAGATCCGCAAACATTACTATACAATAATTTTCTTGAATTATAATGTGGATAAATATCCTTAAATAAATTATTTAGATACTTATCTAAATATGGATTGTCGTATTCTTTAATATATGTTATTATATATTTATCTTTATAATATTTATAATTCAAGAAAATGTCTCCTATTATTATACTCATTTATAATATAATAATAATATAATATTAGCCTTTGTAAATGATAAACAGTGCAAAATAAGAAATAGATATTTCTCATAAAAGTTCATTTTCCCTTAAAGAGTTATAATAAACAAGGGAACAGTATATATATTTATTACACTATATTAGAGAGCTCCCTTATATATTATGGAACAATCATTAAAGATGACAAATACACAAAATAAGATAAAGACTGTTGAGAGATTGCTTAGAATTAAACAATCAAAAAGTTCATCATCTCCAGATCTTGAATTGATAAGAACATTAAAAGAAAGAACACTTGCTACTAACCACCCGATGTTTAGGCTTTCTATAGAAGATTATGAAAATATGTGTGAAGATGAAAAGAGCCTTCGTATTATGGCAAGAGTTTTTAATACGAATATAGGGAAGTTAAGAAAGATTTGTAAAAAGATGCATATATTTAAAGAATACATAAATTCATCACCTGAATCAATTAAAAATAAAATGAAAGCATACAAAATGTCAATATTAGATTTACCTAAAGATTCGCGAAGTCAAATTGTGCTGGTTTTAGGCAGTTTATTTCCAAAAATAAGAGATTGGGTATTAAATAATAAAAGATTTCATATAAGTGGTTTATCAGAGAATCCAAATGCGATTGATTATTTAACAGATAATCCTGATCAAATACATTGGACATTCTTATCAAAAAATCCAAAAGCAATTAAATTATTAGAAAATAAAATTAAAAATGAAGATAAATTAACAGAAACAGAGCTTATAAATTTACCACCCAAAGACAAAATAAGTTGGCAATATTTATCTGAAAATCCAAAAGCAAAAAAATTATTAGAGGCAAAATTTGAAGAAGAACAAAAATTAAGTGTTAATGTTTTGGCACAAGGAATAAGAACAAAAAGATTTTTATATTTAAATTGGGGAGGATTATCAGCAAATCCTTGCGCAATTGATTTATTAAAATTAAATATTCATAAAATTGATTGGAGACAGTTAGCTATTAATCCAAATCCAGAAGCTGCTGAATTATTAAGCTTTTCACAAAATAGTAATAGAGTGGCGTGGAGAGGGGCGCTTGTAGAAAACCCTAATTTAAATACCGAATTGCCTGATTTGTCTGGAGTTGATGGAATTCAAAATGATGTAGACTGGTGCAAATTGTCAAGGTTGGCAAATAATGAAGAACATATGGAATTATTACGAAAAAGAGCAGAATATGAAGATACATTAACAGATGCGCAATATATGAGCTTAGGCTATACTCAAAAAATCAGCTGGGATTATTTAACAATAAATCCTGCTATAGTTATTTAATAATTGAAAATCCTAAAGGAGGTAAACTAACTAAGAAAAAATTTAGATAGTAATCTTATGTTTATTCATTATTTTTATTTTTGTATATTAGAATGTCTCTTGTACAAAAAAAGAAGGCCAGGGTTAATACACTTACAAGAATGCTTGGAATTAGACAATCAGCATTAAATAAATCATCGTCTCCAGATGTTGAATTGATAAGAACATTAAAGGAAAGAACACTTGCTACTAACCACCCAATGTTTAAGCTTTCTATAGAAGATTATGAAAATATGTGTAATGATGATGATGATAGTAAGAAAATTCGTATAATGGCAAAACTTTTAAATACGACTATAGTGAAGTTAAAGAAGATTTGTAAAAAGATGCATATTTTAAAAGAAAACATAAATTTATCACCTGAATCAATAAAAAATAAAATGAAAGAATACAAAGCATCTATATTAACTTTACCTGAAGAGTTGCAAGAGAATATTGTTAATATATTTGAAGAAATACTTACATATGAATTAAGAGATTGGATACCTATTGATAAATTAGATTGGGATAATTTAGCATTTAATCCTAATTCAATGATATTATTAGACAAGTATCATAATAATATAAATTGGAAAAATCTATCAAATAATCCATACACTGTGGAATTGATAAGAAAGTATATATTTGGCAAAAATTTAAAAACTTTTAAAAGTAATAACCCTGCATACATATTAAAAAGCCCAGAAGAGCTTGATTGGGCAGTTTTATCAAGTAATACCGAGGCCATTGATATGTTAGAAACAAGAATAGAACAAGGGGGTAAAGATATTGATTGGTATTTATTATCAGGTAATTCGGGTGCAATTAGAATATTAAACAAACCTGAATATTATGAAAATATAGTATGGCTTTCACTATCAAGAAATCCTAATGCTATAAATTTATTAGAAAAAAGATGGAAATTAGAGAAGCAATTAAAGAAAGTAAATATTGAACAATACAATACATTAAAATATGCTGAAAATATAGTAGCGTGGAATATTCTGTCAGGAAACCCAAATGCTATAGATTTATTAAGAGAAAAAATAAAAGAAGAGAGTTTATTATCTCAAGAAGAATATGATACATTAGAATACAATGAAAAAATTGCTTGGGCAAATTTATCAGAAAACCCAGAGGCAATTGATTTATTAGAAAAAAATAAAGATAAAATAGTATGGCCAAATTTATCAAGTAATACTAATCCAAAAGCTATTAAATTATTAAAGGAGCGAGTAGAATATGAAAAGAGTTTATCAATAATAGAGTATAAAGAATTATCTAAAAAAATAAACTGGGCTTATTTATCAAATAATAAGAATGCTATCAAAATATTAGAAAAGAATATAGACAAGATTGTATGGACTGCTTTGTCAAATAATCTGGGAGCTATTGATTTATTAGAGGCAAATCAAAAAAAAATAGATTGGGAAGTTTTATCAGGAAACCCAAATGCTATGAATTTATTAGAAGCAAATCAAGACAAAATTAATTGGGAAGTTTTATCAAGAAACCCCAATGCTATGAATTTATTAGAAGCAAATCAAGATAAAATTAATTGGAAAGAATTATATTTAAACCCCTCTATTTTTATTCTAAAATAGATTCAGAATAATATAAGCTTAGGCTATTCACAAAAAATAAGCTGGGATTAATTAATAATAAACCATACTATAGTTATTTAATATATCTATAATCTTTTATTACAGTATATTAGGATGTCCCTTTATCAACAAAAGAAAGATAGGACTAATACACTTGAAAAAATACTTGGAATTAACCGATCATCGCAATTAAATAAATCATCATCCCCTGATATAGATTTGATAATAAATTTAAATGAACGGGCACATACAGATAACCCATTGATGAGACTTTGTATAGATGATTATGAGTTAATGTGTAGAAACAAGATGGTATTTAATATGATGATGAAAGTTTTAGGCACAGATGAGAAAAAATTAAGAAAAATTTGTAAAAAGATTCATATTTTTAAGGAATATATAAATTCATCACCTGAATCAATTAAAAATAAAATGAAAGAATATAAAACACCATTATTAAAATTACCTGAAGAGTTGAGAGTTATAGTTTTTGATCTATATGAAAATATACTAAATTTAGTTTTAAGAGACTGGATACCTATTGAGAAATTAGATTGGAAAAAATTATCAGGCAATCCTAATGCTATTAAGTTATTAGATGAAAACCCTGATAAGATAGATTTGTTTAATTTATCAGGAAATCCAAATGGTTTTGATTTAATAAAAAAATATGTGATAGGTAATAAGGAACAAGAGGACAAAATATTATGGCACAATTTGTGTCTTAATAGTAAAGCGGCAATAAAATTATTAGAAACTAAAATACAAGAGGATGTGAATAATATTTCGTGGTTTTTGTTAGCACAAAACCCAGATGCAATAAGTATAATAAAAAAATATCCTGAAAAAATAAACTGGACTGCTATATCAAAAAATTCAAATGCTATTGATATATTACGAAAGAAATGGGAAGAAGATAAGATATTAATAAATACAAAGCATCCTATATATTCACATTTAAAAGTAAATCATATAGTATCGTGGGATATTTTATCAGGTAATACAGGTGCTTTTGATTTATTAAAAGAGAAAATACAAATGGAAAAAGATATGCCACAAGATGAATATAATCTTTTAAATTATAAAGAAAAAATAAATTGGGGAAGTCTGTCGGGAAACCGAGAAGCTGTTGAGTTATTAGAAGAGAATATGGACAAGATAGTATGGCAAAACTTATCAAATAATAGCAACCCAAAGGCTATTCAGTTATTAAAGGTGCGTGTAGAGTATGAAAGACAATTAAAAAGAAGAGATAGATTAAAATTGTCTAATAAAATAGACTGGGCTTTATTATCAAGAAACCCGAATGCAATAGAGATACTTGTAGCAAATAAGAAAAAAATAAATTGGTCTTCTTTATCAAGAAACCCCAATGCTATTGATATATTAGAAGCAAATCAAGACAAAATTGACTGGAAAGAAATATCTTTAAACCCTTCTATTTTTATTCTAAAATAGGTCAGGTTTTTTATTTATTTTATAAAAATTGATGCATACTAATAAGTATATATCAGTATATCAGTATATCAGTATAATGTCTTCTTACAATACTGAGCTTGATGAGCTTGCTGAAAACGGCTATTGTGTAATTGAAAATGTTTTGACAGCTGAAGAAGTAGAAACTTCAATTAAATATTTTAGGGAATGGTTTTCGTCGCATCCGCAAATTGCAGGATTGCATAGTAAAATAAGTCCACATGGAATTTTCAAGTATCACGAAGTAGGGCAGCAAAGGCATGCGTGGTATATTAGAACTCGTCCAAATGTTCAAAATGTTTTCAAAAATATTTGGAAGACTGATGAAGTAGTTGTTAGTTTTGATGGATGCTGCTATATACCTGCAGATTGTAAAAAGAAAGATGGTGTTTGGACGCATACGGATCAAGCGCCTACTAAAAAAGGTTTAAAATGTATTCAGGGATTTGTGGCGCTTACAGATAATACTGAGCGAACTCTTGTAGTATACGAAGGTAGTCATAAATTACATGAAGAATATGCAAAAGAATATAATTTAACATCTACTAAAGATTGGCTGCTAATAGAGCAGAATTATTTAGATAAAATAAGTGATAAAAAAAGAGTACTAAATGTAAAAGCAGGATCTTTGGTTTTATGGGATTCAAGAACTTTTCATCAAAATCAATATGGGGCAAAAGATAATAACGAAGAGAGAATAGTACAATATGTTAGCTATTTACCAAGATGTAATTTAACAAAGAAAATGCTTGAAAAAAGACAGAAATATTTTGCAGATAAAAGAACTACATCGCATTGGGCATATCCTGTAAAAGTTAATGGACAGCAGCCTCAAAATTATGGAAATGCACTACTTAAAATAAATTATAGTGAACTTATTGCACCTAAATTAGAAGATTTAATAGAAGATATTAATAAAATATTATAAGGTTTATTTGATGAAGAATGTAAATAATGTATATTAGATATTAGATTATATTATAGTAAATATGTTCAGTAAATAGAAAATAGAAATAGTCTTATTATTCTTATTTGTTTATATATTTTTTATTTGATACTGAAAACCCATTAAAAGACGAGCTTGGTGCTATTGTATAAGAACCATAGTTAATTATATATAACCAATCACCTACATTCAGTTCTTGGTACTGTATATCTTTATATATACAATCAAGGCTATCGCAAGTAGGACCGAAGAATGTCGTATTATATTTTATATCATCATTATTAAGTGATATTAAAGGGATTAATTCGGGTGTCTGGTGATCATAATTAATGCAATTAAAAGACCCATATATACCATCGCTTAAATAATATTTAATGACATTTTCTTCCTTTTTCTTTGCGATTACATTAAGCACAAGCGTATGCGTAGCTTCTGTAAAATATCTTCCAGGTTCTGCTATAAATTTGATAATATTATTTTTCACTTCATATGAGAAAAAATCCACAATAGCCCTATTTATATTATCGCATATATCAGCAAACTTAATATTTTTATCAACACCTGGGAAACCACCTCCAATATCTATTATATTTATGTTAAACCCGTAATCCTGTGATAGCTTGTAAGACTTTGCACAATCTTTAATAGCATTATAATAACTCGTAGAATCACTACAGCCGCTTCCTACATGAAAGCTAAATCCCACTAAATTCATTTGCAGACTCTTTATTCTTTCAAATATTTTTGGGATATTATATAGCTGGCATCCAAACTTAGAATTAAACTTACATTTACTATTAGTATCATCTACGCATATCCTAAGTATTATTTGCGCAGCAGGATATATTTTATAAATCTTCTCTAATTCTTCTATGCTATCAAAGGTCATTTTACTAATCTGGTTCTCGCGGGCAAATATTAAATGAGACGATACTTTGCAAGGGTTTGCAAATATTATTCTATCAGGATTATTAACAATACTTAAAGCGTTTTCTAATTCGCTCTTAGAAGCACAGTCAAAATTACAACCCAATTTTGCTAACATATTTATAATAATATTATCAGGATTTGACTTAACTGCAAAATAAGGCTGTATATCTGGTAAATAATTAACCCACTTAATATATTGCTCTTCTACTTTGCCTAAATCTACAATATAGAATGGTTCGTCATCATACTCGTCTTTATCATCTATATATTTTTTTATAATATACTCAAGATCTTTGGTGTCTTCAAAGCTATTTTTATCAATACATTCATTCTTCATTTATTTTTAATAATATTTATTTTTTAATCTTATATATAAAAAAAAGATAATTAATTTTCATTAAAAATATTCTTAATAATTGACAATGCCTTTTCCTTGCCAATTCCATCAAGTTTACAAAGTTCCTTGACTTTTAGTTCAGTAGTCTCAAACACATCTAATGATTTCACGAGATTGCACATAGATGTGTATTTTGCATAAATATTTTTAGCTATAATATTAGATATCATAGGGATTTGCGACATTTGCATTATAAAACACGACTTTGTATCAATGTTATCTATCTTCTTCTTTTTTAGTTTTACAAAATCAGTATAGCATTTATCAGCGGTATATTCTTCGTATAAAAACTTGTCTGGTCTATCAAGTATTTTTGTAGATATCAATAAAATTAATGTTGTTGTCTCCTCTATATTTTTTGTATATATAATACGAATATTATCTCTAAACAAGGTATGTAAATAGGCACTTTGTATCATTGACTTATTCTTTGAATACGAGTTAGGAGATAATATGTTATCGCCTTCAATAATATAAGTAATGTATTTTTGAGGAGTTGTTGATAATAGACGGGCTTTTTGCTCTTTATATCTGCCATCTAATATAGATGCTTGCAAATCCTGTAGCGTCTTCCTTTCAAAAATATGCGTTATATTCTCATAGGTTATATGAATATCCCCGAGCAATAAATTTTCACTATTTATTTGAACCCTTTCCTTGTAATTATCAAGATCTCTGTCAATTATATCGTTATATATAGAGGTCTCGCGGGCATCTATAGTAATTAATATTTTATTACTATTACCATCACCGCTCATATTGTTTTATATTACATTATCTATACCAAATATTACTTATATATTATTTTTTCCTTACCTTAAAAAAAGGCGAGTATAACAAACAAAGTAAGAATAATAACAATATAATAGCAACTATAATAATATATCTATTATCTTTCGCATAATCCATATTGATTTGTGTGCCTTTTTCGTAATCTTCAAATCTTCGTATAACAGGGTCAGGCTTTGCTGGATCTAAAATTGAGGAAGGGATATCATAAACAGCAGAGCTATCCTTACTATTACCTCCGCCCATTAACTATACTAAAATATCTATTATAATATAACTTAATATTTAGCTAATTATAAATACCTTCAGATGATTTTGAAAATTTCTTTTCAATAAGTTTATAAAGATCTTCAAATTTTGAGGAGATATCTTCTTCATGTCTATTATTAAATAGGAACTGTATCATTGTAGCAGGTTCAATAGAATATTTTTTAATATTCTCCCACATTATTTCAAAATGCTCCTCGTTATTAAAGAATGATAGAAACATCTTGCGCGTTTGGAACTTATCAAGATATGTCAATTCAATATCCAAGTCTATCCTTCCTGACCGCACAAGTGCATCATCTAACTTATCAGGAAAATTTGTTGTCATTATTACAATCAATCCTTCCGGATTATTAAAACCATCTAAGCAATTTAAAATACCGTTCATAGTAATATTATTTTTCAAACTATCATTTGTTTTCCTATCTGCAAAAATGCAATCAATATCTTCAAGAACAAGAATAGATTTTGTATCATCTTCATTTACTTGTGAAATTGCTTCAATCATAGACTCTTCTTTTAGTTCTGCATTAATATTTAGCACACATAAATTAGCATTACACTCTGATGCTATGGTGTGAATAAGTGATGTCTTGCCTACACCAGGAGAACCGTGTAGCATAATATTAAGTTTATACGGAATTCCGTGCTTATTATAATCGTTGTATGTCTCCTTCTTTATAAAGTTTGTAATAGGATCTTTAATTTTATTTATGTGATTTTCCTTCAAAAAAATACTTTCAAAGCATCTTTTTGGAATAGAAGAGTCATACGACCAGCTATATCCTGTCCATTTCTTTTTAATGATTTTATTACTTGACACTTCTGCAAACTTGTCCTTCTTTTCCTTAAACTTCTTATTAATAGCCTCCTCAAAAAATGCGATAATATTTGCTTTAGAAGAACTTTTAAATACTACCTTTTTGACTTGGTAAAAATCCTCTTTAAAATAAAAGGTTTGTACTTTGTCATTTAAGACAAGATCACTTATTTCAATTTCAATATCATTAATAACATATTTGCCGTTCTGTGGAATAAAATTATGTAAAAAAATATAATCTGAATTGTCTTTTAAATAATCCCTAAAATGCTTTCTTTGAATTTCAAGTGATTCGCAATCAATAATTTCGCCTTTTCTCTCTAATAAATCATACATATATGATAAGATAACCCGTGTATCAGATTTATAGGAATATAATGTAATCAACATTAGAGTTGCTTGTTTAGTTATACAATATGTTAAAATCTTATATCATTGTGTGGTGTTATATTTTCTATCTTTTGCTCGGTTCTACATAGGGCATACCAAGATATTTAAAGATATCTTCTTCGCTATTAATAATATCTGTTGTATCAATAATATTCTTCGCATTCGCAGCGTTAGCAGCGTTAGCGGATTTAATATCTTTAAAACCATATTCAGACAATGAAAGACCTTTCTTTAATGCTATTTTTCTCATAGATATATTAAAACTATAAGAGCCAGTAAAATATAGCAGGGCAAAATAGTAATATGATGGCTCAGCTATTAAAATATCAATGCGTCTTGCTGGTAATTCGGGAGAAAGCTTACATATTCCCATAAATTTATTTTTACCTAATGCTAAATTCTCAATAATATAGGAAGTCTCTTCTAATTGCTTAATAATATCTTTTAATACTAAGCCTGGTCTATTCTTAATTAATATATCAATATCCCCCATATCCTTGTTTTTCCTTCTATAGCTGCCTACAAATTCAAACTCAATATCCTTGTATAAATTATTTAATATCTTATTCACTATCTTCAAATGCTTGTGTCCTTCTGCAATAGGTATTCTTAAACTCATATCATCGTAATATTTTAAACCAATTTTCTGCTTGTCATTTAATAGCTCAGGATGCTCTTTCAACTCTTCAAAATCATTGATCATTGTCATTAATTCTGTTATCTTTGCTGGACCAACTCCATAAATCCCCTTTAATTTATTCCCAAGTATATATCGCGGATCATTTAGAGCATTGTCAGCCTCAGTAATATTGCCAGTGTTAAGAAACTCAACTATTTTATCTTCTATCTTTTTCCCAACACCTTTCATACCTTTAATATCTTCCAGAGTTTCTATATTTTTATCATAGAGTTCTATAGAATCAATAACCTTTTCATATGCCTTCACTTTAAAAGGCTCGTTATTTATTCTTTCATAATCTGCTAATATTTTTAGTTTATCTATTATCTTTCTGTTATTTTGAAACAGATCTGCTTGCGCAAGCAGCGCTGCATCCTGTATTTTTTTTTCTTTTTTTAATTTTTTCTCATAAGCCTCTTTATTTATACATCTTCCAGTTAGAGGATTTAGTACTTTTCCTTCTTCACAAACTTTGGCAACTTTGTTAACCTTCTCCTTGTTTTTATTCATTATTTCTAATAATATGTTTATAGAATATATATTCAATTTTTATATAATATATAAAAACAAATAACATATAAATATATAAAATATGAAAATTAAAGACATTAAAGAGAAGCTATTTGTTTGTTTATGTTTAGTTATACTTCAATCAATATCTTGTTATATTCCCAATAATTCATTAAACACATTAATGAAGATGAATAGTGGACTAAACCTGCGTAATCCATCAATATCTAAAAGAAGAGATATGATATTACATAGTATTGCACTAAATAGTTTTGGTAGCAAAAAAGTAAATGCTGAACAAACAAGAATTGATATAACAGAAACGAAAGATATTATTAAGTATATTGAAGAAGAACAAACAAGAATTTTTGATAATTCAATATCGTCTGTCTGTTATATTAGTACAGAATACTTAAGTATGGCAGAAAAATTTAATTTAAATAAAGATGATTTGCCAAAAGGTGTTGGTACTGGTTTTATATGGGATAAAAAAGGGCATATTATAACTAATTTTCATGTTATTAATAAGGTTGATAAAGCATTGGTTACAATTACTGACAGTAATAATATAAAAAAAACTTATATAGCAAAATTAACAGGCGTAGATCCAGATAATGATTTGGCTATTCTTAAAATAGATGCTCCAGAAAGTGAATTGCAAGTTATCAACTATAATCCTGATGTTAAAACTCGTATTGGACAATTCGCATTTGCTATAGGAAATCCATATGGACAAGATCATACATTTACTACTGGGATTATTTCAGCTATTAATCGCGAAATTACTGCACCTACTGGTAGAAAAATATATGGTATTATTCAAACAGATGCGGCTATTAACCCGGGAAATAGCGGTGGTCCTCTTCTAAATAGCAATGGTGAAATAATTGGTATTAATACAGCATCTATTGGATTAGGTGCGTCTGGTATTGCTTTTGCAATTCCTATTGCATCTGCGCTTAAATCAATAAATGATATAATTGAAACTGGATATGTTGAAAAAGCTGTTCTTGGTATTTCTAATATGGAAAGAAATCCTTCTATTATTGAATCTGAGAAGAGTGGTATTCCAATTATTACAAAAGGGGTACTTATATTAGATGTTCAAATGGATTCTCCAGCATATGCAGCTGGATTAAAAGGTGTTGAAAGAGACGGAATAACTAAACGTGTAATTCAAATTGGAGATATTATTTTGGCTATTAATAATATGCCAACTAATAATTCAGATGACTTAAATACTATACTGAAAAAGTTTAAGCCCAAAGATAAAATAACTGTTAAATATTTGAGAAATAAAAAAGAATATAGCACTGAGCTGATACTCGGTAATTACAAGGGGACAACATTCACAATGCTTGAAAATGAGCGAGGGAAAAACTTTGACTTAAAAGACAAACGAGTCCCTGTTGATATACCACTAAAAAATTTAGAACCTGTTATACAACCTAAATTAAATTGAACTGTTTAAAAATACATCCTTGTAAACTGTTCATCATAACTGAGTACCTTTGCATATAACATTTCTGCATCATCCTCTTTAATATTAAAACTAAACTCAAGTAAAGTTAATATACTATTCCATGGATCTCGCTTCCAATTTGGCTTCCTATAAGGAAAATATACATTATATAGTAATTTATTATATTCAAAAGCATCAATAATATTGTCTATTAAATTATTTGTACGATCATCTTTTATTATATCCCAATTAAATTTCGGTAATCGTATAATTTCACTATTTCTTATATTATATAAATTGGGAAAATTATTTTTTGTTTTTTTAGTTATATCATGTTCCTTATTAAATAAGGGGAATTGTAATAAACCGTCTTCATCATCAAAGTTAATAAATAAATGTATTTTAATAATACCAATCTCGTCATCTTCATTTAATTCATCGTTATTTGTTCTTAATTTAAGAAAACTATTATCATTAATGAGCGAATTATATTTCTTTTTTATTATTTTTGCTTCTAATAAATGTTTTTCATTTTTAGTTATTTTAGATACATTATCACATATTTTTTCAATTTCATCTTCTGTTAATAATTCTTTTGTTAAAGGAATAAATGGTTTTATATTCTTGTTGATACAAGAAACTATTTGATTATATAGAGCAACTGTATCATGACAATTATATATTGTATCTTTGTTTATTATATCATTATTTCTAAATTTTCTTATAAATGTCATGTATTTTTTTTCTTTATAAGTTAGTTCTGACAAACTGTTTAATGAAATACTATCAGACCATTTTTTACCACATTTTTTCTTTAATTTTTCATTTAATTTTGTCTCTTTGCTATCACCTTCTACTAAACTACTATCCTTGCTACTGCTACTACTCTCTCTGCTACTACTACTTTTGCTACTGATCTCTCTACTGCTACTCTTGCTACTGCTACTCTTGCTACTATCCTTGCTACTGCTTATACTATCTGTATATATTGTAGCAAATTTATAATTTCTATCTAATATAATTTCTTTATATTCTGGATTTAAAGTTAATAATTTTTCTTCTTCTTTTCCTTTAAAAATTATGTCATATATATAAGAAACATTTTTATATATTTTTTGTAAAATTATAAAAATATCTTCATAACTTTTTCTTTCAAATCTTTTTAAAAAGGTTTGTAAATCTTCATGATTATCATCATCATATAGAGTTTGGATAATTGATTTAGCTCTATACAAAGAAATATCTTCTGGAGTCTTAGTTAAAGTGATGATAATTTGTAAAAATATATTGTCTATAAAATGAAAATCATTCTCTGGATCTAACCGACTTTTATCTTTAAATAATCTTATAAAATAATCAATCATTTTATTTTCATTATCTACTAAATCTTTTATTTCACATATTTTATAAATAGAAGAAGCATAATCCAATATTTTTATATTATTAAGAACAATATTATAATCGTTTTTAGTTATCTTTGATGAATGCGCATATAATAACTTTTTAATATCATAGCATAACCTTTCTATCAATTTACTTATTGATAATTCTGATTTATTTATATTCATATTATTTTTTAATAAATCTTCTATTACACCATATTCTTTACCAAATGAAAAAGAATAAGAATCATTTTTTCTTGAAATTGATTCAGGTAATAGATCTGGAGGAAATGGTTTTAATTTTTTTATTATAGCATTATAAACATTTAAATATAAATAAATATCAATATCTTCTTTATATTTTTGATCATAATTATATTTTCTTTCTTTTTTTATAAAATATTTTGTAAAAAGGTGATCATAATTTATATTATTTCCAGATA